TGCAGCTTGGGTACTGGGATTAAAGCACGCATCCACCGTTCCAATGACAATGCACGCAAAAGGGTCTTCCCATATGTAAAGCTGGTGCTCTGCTTTCGCTTTGAATAGATTCCACATCCAGGATTACCAGCACCCCTTGGGGCTGATAATTGACGGCCGTGGGTGAGACCCGTCCTGCTTCCAAAATCTGACCCCGGACTTCATCGGAAATCATTGTCGGGTCAAACTTTCTGCACGAGTACCGCGCTTTTGCCAGTTCCAAAAGCTTTCCATGATATCTCTCCGTTGACTTTATAATCTAAAAATACATCTATGCCCTTGCGTATTGCAGCATGCGTTGCAGGAAACACAGGCAGACGGAGCAAGGTTTCCATTTTTCCATCGATTTGGAAGGTCTGGTTCCCTGATGGGGGACGGGATAAGGAAACATACTCCAAGGGCGTTTCATTCAGGATCCTGCTGATATACTCTGCGCTGCGGTATCCGCCGACAGAGATAACCGGCACATCAATGGTCTTTTGAAGTTCCGTGGCATAGGTCTGGAAATAGCCCTCATTGACAGTGGCCTTTACCCCTGACCGACTGGCTCCGCTTCCGCTGACCTCTATCGAGCTGATTCCATGCAATTCCGCCTGCTTACAGATCTCCCTGCTGTCGGAAGCGGACAGACCGCCAGCTTGGAAATCATCACAGTTGATCTTCATGGAAATGTGAAAATCTCCGGTTTTCTCCCGGACGGCATCAATGATCTCAGTCAGGATTCTTGCCCGGTTTTCCGGGGAGCCACCATACCGATCCTGCCGTTTGTTGTATAGCGGACTTAATGTTCTGCTCAGGAAGAAGCCGTGTGCGGCATGGATTTGTACTCCGTCAAAGCCGGCTTTCTTAGCTCTTGCGGCAGCCTGAGCAAACAAGTCAATCACCCGAACAATATCTTCCTGTCCCATCTGAGAAATTTCAATTCTTCGCAGAACGCCGCTTGCATCTTTTTTTCGAAAACTTCCCATGTGGCAGACCGGATCAGTCTGTTTTTCATGGGGATACCGCCCAGGTTAGTCTGATCGAATATATCTTTGCTCATTCTTTTCCACTCTTTTACAGTTCAAAGAACATCTCAGAGCGTTCTTTTTTGTCGTAATGCCACTTGGCAGGCTTACCAGCCGGGTCGGGATAGCCGATCTGCATGAAGGCTGCCATTTCACACTCAGCCATTTCAGGGAAACACTCTTTTTGCTTCTCCACATCAAAAGCCGATACCCATACACAGCCGAGCCCCAAGTCCTCAGCCTCAAACCAAAGAGAAGCTGCGGCGATGCTGGCATCCACAATGCCCATATTCTTCTGGTCGCAGGTCCTGACCCATGCTTCTCCCGGAATATAGCCGACGGCAATGGTCAGCGGTGCATTGTAGTGATACTTGGTAATCTTCTTCACATCGGCAAGCCGTGCCTCACTTTGAATCACCCACACCCGAATGGGCTGATGATTTTCTGCGCTGGGGGCCGTATGAACCACATCCAGCAGAGCCTCAATTTTGCCCTTCTCCACGCCCTGCTTCAAGAACTTTCTGCAGGAATAGCGAGTTTCTGCTAACTCTTTGAATTTCATTTTATGTACCTCCGTTTGGTAATATTTCTATTGCGCAGTTGACTTTTCTGGGCCGCGATTATACTATAGGACAAGGAAATAAATATACAAGTACACACAATTTTGTTCCTTAAAAGAGTGGTACGCATGGAAAAAAACGTATCCGATTTTGTGGCATTTGGCGCATTATGAGATTCTTCACTACAATGAATTAAAACGGCACCTGAACGGAATTACAAATACCGTTCTCACAAGATGCCTGCCTTCTGCAAAAGGACAATTGCAAGTGGATTTCCGCGGATGCATTATATCGATAGTTACCTTATATGGTTCATTGGCAGTTCCCTGCACTTCGCCTTTGTAGATATTTTCGCCAATTCTATCACACGACAAAATATGGCCTTTTTCCTCATAATAGTAGTATCCACGCCAAACAGATTCACTGCTGGCACATTCATACAGCCCCATAACTGACCTCCTATTGCTGATTGATCAATGATAATTCCGGGATCACTGACAATTATCCAAAACCGCTGCTAATTTCAAACATAGGCATCCGGGCGCTTTAAGGAAACGTCCCTCGCGCCGAGGCGCTTGATCTTGAGCGCCTTATTTTTTTCCGATTTCCTGTTTTTTAATCCGGTACTTTGAATATTTTCCCCCGCAATACTTGTATAGTTTCCCTTCTTCAATCAGTTTTCTGATCTCAACGTATGCATTTCCCGGTGATATATTAAGAAGATCAGCAACATTCTGTTTTGTAACCATTCCGTCCTGCGTTCTTGCCAATTTCAGTATCATTTCCGGATACGCCACTTTCTCTATTCCGGTCTGTCTTACATATTGAATGCTCTTATTACTTTCCCGGTATATTTTTTCAGAAAGCATATAACTGCGGGACCTGCCATTTCCGTTTCCTTCAACCAAACCTTCTTCAAGCAGATTTTCAATGGCACCCCTTATCTTTCCTTCACTCAAATGCGTCAGTTCTACAATTCTCGAAATACCCGCCCTACGTTCCGTTTTCAGTAAAGATAGAATCATCAATGCATAAAATGACAAAGGCCTCCCGAGTATATTCTGTTCATCTGCAATAAGTTTTGTAAATTTATCATCTGCCTTTGCACGCTGGATAAAAAGTTTTACATTGCTGCTGGTTGTCTCAGAATAATCCGGCCATGGCCTCCCATATATGATGGAGCCTTCAAAAATCCTGTCAATTCCCCGTCCTGTCTTTTCTGCCAGCCCGATTCTCTTAAGCGCATCCGCTAATGCAGGATTCCTTCCATGCGGTTCTACTGTCAGCAGATTCTCCAGCGTAACGCCATCTATAAATCCACCCGGACTGCTGATCGTCATTCCCTCATCATCTATAAGGACTCTGACCGCTCCTAATCTTGTATAATCTCTATGACAAAATGCATTAATCAGTCCCTCACGAAAAGCTGACTTGTCAAACTCCGGAACAGCCGTGCGAAATAAGCCGTATTCGATTTCACGTTCTGGATTCCACGCTTCTTCATATGTCTCAAATTTTTCAAATACTTCTAATAAAGGGCCATTAGTTTCCGCATTTACTCTTACCTTCGTTCCTTCCAGAACCTGAAATGCCGCACTTGCTGTTGGCATTAATTCTGCAATTCTGTTTTCTTTTCCCAGCAAAAGCATTCCCGTCACTGTCGGATATACTTTTCCATCCACTTCGGTTGTCAGTCTGAGGGCTTTGTTCAATTCCTCATCCTGCAATCCCAAAAGCACTTTTTCTCCGCCTGGATGATTCTGAATCACATTTTTCAATCTCACTCTATGATTTGAATCAAAATCATCTATCGTTGCTCCTGCTAAAGGTCCGGCAGAAAAATCGAGTAATGACAGTTCTGACAATCGTGTCACCACTTCATAGGAATACATTGGTATAACCTCAGGAGTTCCGTCTGCCTTCAGTCTTCTTCGAAGCATTTTCCCTGAAGCCGTAGAGACGACAGTTCTGCTGACTGGTATTTCAATTTTTAAAACCTCACAATTTCCTTCTGTAATTATTTCAGCCCGGACAGATATCGATGGTACTGTACTGTTCGCAATGAAAGTCATTACTCCTATCGGATCCTTATATATCTTATTAACGCCTCAATATCGCCGCTATCTTCCACTCCCAGGTACAAAGTTCCCCCCCTTCGTGTTTGCCATGCCTACTACTTCATCCACCAGGTCATTATCCGAGTATTTTTTTGTATCGCTTTTAAATTCAATGGTCAGATTTTCTCTTAAGGGTATTGTTCTCATCTGTTTTTCCCTCCAACTCATATTTTAACTCAGTTATAACTCACATTACTGTTTTTATCGAGTTATAATTGAGTTAAATTAGCTGTCCAATCAAAACGGGTTATCATTCAAATAAGTGTCTGCGGCACATCCGAACTGGTTATTTACCGGAGCAGCGGACTGTCATTCGTTCGATTTCGACAGTATATTCTGACATCGTATAACGGTATTGTTTATTCTCTTCCTGTATCTCTTTCATGATATCCTCTTTATAGAGCTGGAAATGCATTCTATCATACTCCGTATAAAAAATAAGCCGGTCTGTAAAACCGACACCCTAACGCTTATACTGCTATTCCTTGTATCAAAATGCGAGTCTTAATTTCACAGATTATGTCATCTGCTGTAGGCTGCATCAGTTCCACCATCATCCTGATGATATGACGAGGAGTCCTGAATTGACCGTTCACGCCAGCTGTCGATAGTTTTGACAAAAGATACTCATATACATCACCTCTCGCATCAGTGTCTTTAAGTCTGCTCATTTGCTCATAGAGATCATCCATGGCATCAATGACCTTTGATAACATAAGCGGTGTGGGGATCTTGAATATAGCGTTACCCATATATTTTGAATAAGCACTGTCCTTATTAGCATGCAGGTTCTTGATAAACGGAAATACCATTTCCTGCATAACCGGATACATTCTGTCTGCAGGGAAATCATGAAACACAGACCACTTGAGCTGCGTTCCATCTATCACACGGTCTCCCAGCTTTACTTCTTTCGCAAATATGCTCTCATATGGAAGGCCAAGCATGGCGCTTTCCTTGGCATGTGTATTATCTGCGTCATCCTGGTCATGAATGAACATGAGATATGTCATCTGCTCAATGACATCAAGCGGATTGGTAAGGCCCCTGTCCAGAAAATCTCCCAAGGCTGTCAATTCTGTTCTTAAGTTCTCCTGTGATCATCTCTTAATTCTCCTTATTCCAGTTCCAGGTATATTTCGTGTACCGGCCTCCGCCGATCTTGATTATGCTGCCGTCGTTCTGCAGATCAATAAGTGCTCTCTGTATCGTGATCTGACTGATGTCAGGACACTTCTCCATGATTTCTGACTTGGTAATCGGTCCTGTCGTTCCTTTGATTATCTCGCCGACGCGACCTCCCTTTGTAAGCCCCGCTGTGGTCAGGAGCTTCACTCTCGATGAAAATTCCTTGTATGCCGCAACCACGATGCCCAGCATATAGCTGACAAACGGTTCATAATCATTTTCATCTTCATGCCAGCCTGTTGAGCTTGCCTGCAATGCTTCATAATAGGTTTCCTTGGATGTCTCAATCATCTTCTCTATGGAAATATATTTGCCAACGGTATAGCCGCTCTTATATAAGAGAAGCAGTGTCAGAAGACGCGACATTCTGCCATTCCCGTCATTAAAAGGATGAATGCAGAGAAAATCAAGTATGAACATCGGCATGACCAGAAGCGGATCTGCATGGATATTCTGCAATGCATTATCATAGGCTTTGCAGAGATTTTCAATCGCCTCCGCTGTTTCCCAGGCATGTACCGGTTGAAATCGAACTTTCTTATTTCCTTCTGCATCGACTTCTGCAATTACATTGTCTCCGGCTTTGTATTTACCGCCAGCATCAGGTCCCTGAAATTTATACAGGTCACGATGAAGCTGCTGTATGATTCCCGGCTTCACATCTATATAAACAAAGTTTTCATGAATCATATTCAGGACATCTCTGTAACCTGCGATCTCCTGTTCATTACGGTTGCAGGGAGTCGTCTTGTCCATGACAAGTTTCTTCAGACGTTCATCCGTCGTATAGATTCCTTCAATCTTATTAGATGCTTCTGTACTCTGGATCTTTGCAATATCCATGAGCTCTGTTAAACTGTCTCTGTGAGCTTCCATAAACAGAGTCTGCTCGCCCCTGAACTCATGTATTGCTGTAAGCTGGCTTACTACTTCCAGTGTAAGCAGCTTATCTATTCTATCTATAAAATTAATTCCTCGCATTTCAATTACCTCATATCCAAAGACAATTTTATCATTTGCTTACTATATGATATAATTAAGCATACTATCCAAGCGTATCACTGTCAAGTTTAATTATATCATATTTTGTATTTTTGATAAAATCAAGAAAATCCCTCATGCCTTGATATTACAAGACTTGAAGGATTTTCTGCATTTATTCAAACTCGGTCATATAAACTTGTTTCTGAGTGTACATCATTGATATTTACGTTAAAAACAGTTCACTTTCGTACGCATTCTATATATTCTACATATTTACCGGAGACTTTATTGTCATTTTATTGTCACGCTGTGACAATATAGATTATGACATCTGCTAACAGGTAAATCAAGTATAACATATTTTATCAATAACAATCTTAACGTTTTTTCATTTATTGCTTCATTCCCAGGCTGCTATCTTTTCATCCTAGTTAAGGTAATTATACCATGCATCTCATGTATAAGAAAAAGTCAATATCTTATTGCGGGCAAAGAAAAAAGCACTGCCTTTTACAGCAATGCTTTCACGTACAATACTTATTCTCTTTTATGTTTCATCCACTGCGAACTGCTCCAGATACTTCTCAAACTTATCGCAGTTCACAAGCGGCAGCTTCCCGATCTTATATACCGCCTTTGCTTCATGCGCCATCTCCAGAAATCGGGTAAGCCCGATGCTGTACATCTCCGATCCTTCTCTGAAGCGCACAAACCTCTTTGTTCTCGCTGCCGGACTTTTTGCCTCTATCTCTCTATACCCCATAATCAATTCTCCTTCCTGCAGTCAACATTTATAGTTGCCAATTTCTCCAGTTCAACTTCCTCTTATGGTAAATGCCGCCATAAACTGCACGGTCTGCCTTTTCATCTTTCGCCTGATTCTTCTGACCCGCTGATATGCTGATTCATACTGTATTTCAAGTTCATCTGCGATATCTCCCAGACACTGTTCTCTTGAAATGTATTTCGTAAAAAGCTCACGGTCTTTTTGATTCAGGATGCAGAGCTGCTTGCTAAACAGGTTGTAATCTGTTCTTATGAGTTGAAGCGTATAGGCATCCTGCTTATATTCCTCTTTGTGCTCCAGCTGTTCAAACTCCTTGCCTTCTATCTCGCAGGTGATGACCGCATTTCTGGTCATCACATTATCTACAGCTTTTTTTGCCGTAGGATCACTGGTCCAGCCAATCTTCTGAATACTTACACCAAGATCCCCTGTCGCTTTTCTTCTGTTGTAGTCCCTTTCCGCCTGAATCTGATAGACCAGTCCTTCTGTATAGCTTTCGATTATTCCGGGAAAAACAGAGAAATTCTGGCAGAGGATTTCGAATCTCCTTTCAGCATCAGAGTTAAAATATATCTTCACAATGCTTTTCTCATTTTCCACCAACTGATCTGTTCACCTCCATCTGGTTTACGTCAAGGCAATCGGCCGCTTGCCTTATGCAAGTGCAAGTAGAGCATTTGCACTCTGGTTACTTGGAAAATAACTGCCGTCTGAAAGAAATCATCCTGCAATTACTTTCTTTGTATAATCATATTGTATCGATTCCCGTTAATTCTTTCGCCTGCGATTTGCGTACTTTGGGTATGCGGTGCGCACACCTATTATTCTTCCATCATTGTCACCAGTCTGATGTGCTCCAAGGCTGCTTTCTTTGCTTTATCCGTTTTCATTTCTTTCATTAATGTAATTGCTGCCAATATATACTGATCTTCCTCTGCAGAAGCAGTACCATCCATGATATATTCCGGTGTTGTACATAGAATTCTTGCAAGCTCGATCAGGATATCTCCACTGAGGCCTCTCCTGTTGGATTCATATCCATAAATTACACTTTTCCCTTCAAGACCTAACGCCCAACCAAGCTGCTCCTGACTCATACCGCTCTGTTTTCTAAGATATTTGATTCTTCCGCCAACTGTTGATGTATCAATCTCGTTAATCTTCATTTCATCCATCCATTCCGGTCAGGAAACGTTCCGAATGAAACCCTGATATGCAATTTATCTGCACGCAAAAAAGACGCATGAAAAGTTCCCCAGTTCGTACTGGTTTCTTTTTCATGCGTCTTTAGGATGACTGTCTTCCGATCCTATGCCTTAATTGCCGGAGTCTCCCATATCATGATGACCAATCATTTAATTGTTTGTGTGCTGCATCCGGGATCAGATATAATATCTGCCATCCTTTGAATGCTTTATCAGTAACTCTTCTGTATAATTCTTCATTAACATAACTCTTGTGCAGTGATGACACTTGATCTGCACATTTGGAAGCACCGGTGCCTGCATCTCCCCCGTTACAACATAAGATATTTTCAGACTCTTTCTGCACTTCCTGCAATAAAAATCGATAGTTTCAAAACTCTCCAATTCAGTTCGCTCCTTTGTCATACAAAATATTAATCGCTGCATTTTGTACTCGTAAAGGAAAGGGAAATCACCTTTGCAAGTCTTCCTGTCAGGAGTTCCGATACAGATTGCTCTGCCCTGACTTGCTGATCTGTTGAAGCCAACTGACGGAATGCCTATATGGATTCGCTGTACGCTTATCCCATTCCGTCAGGCTCCGGCTCTTTCCATGAACCACATATTGTTATCTTCATAAAACAACGCTACCTCACGACCATCTACCACACAGATGTATCTTTCCCCTACACCACCTGCTTTCATGCTGGCAGCACGTTTCCTGCTCTTGATCCTCGTAATCTCGTACTTTCTCCCATCTTCCCAGGTTATCTGCCTCGGAAGCAGGATGCCGTCCTTCGTAAACTCAGCAACGACATCCACATAGACTTTTTGTGTTTCCACTCATTTCACCTCCCTGTAATGCTGCACCTGTTGTCTGTACCACATGCAGACAAAACCTACTGCCCGAAATATCCCCTTGGGTGGACGATATGATCCTCTCTGGCATTCACTGCCGACAGATTCTCATCCAGATGCATGATTCCTCTCTGCAGACTGTAGAATCCAAAACGTCTGCGCACCTCATCCACCGCCTTTTCCAACTTAAGCTTCTTCTCCCGCTCCTCTGCACTGGAGAACAGATCCAGCTGCTCCCAGTAATTATCTGTCACCAGACTGCATCCTCTTACCCCGATGCTTCTGAGTGGTTTATCAGTAATGTTGTAGTTCTCTTTGTAAAGCTGATAAGCTACCTCTGCTATCTCACCGGATAGATTCGTTGCATGGTCAATCTTTCTCTGTCTTGTAAAAGAAAACAGACCATTATCCCTAAGACTGATCTCCACTACCAGACACCTGAAACCATTATCCCTGAGCCTTGCTGCCACACTTTCTGACAGCACATAGAGAATGATCTTCACATCCTGATCTGAAATCAGGTCTCTCGGCGTTGTAACACTGTTACCGATGGACTTGATCGGTGCCCTTGTGTTCTCAATACAGACAGGCGCATCATCCAACCCGTTCGCAAAACTCCAGAGCACCATTCCCATCTTGCCAAACCATGATTCCAGCAATGCAGGATCTGTCTCTGCAATATTCCCGATAGTTCTGATTCCAAGCTGTGTCAGTTTTCGCTCTGTGCTTCGTCCGACATATAGAAGATCTGATGCCGGAAGCGGCCATGCTTTCTGCTTATATTCATCCCGGCCCATAGTTGTGATGGCATCCGGCTTCTTATAATCAGACCCAAGCTTTGCAAAAATTTTGTTGTAGGATACTCCGATGCTTACCGTGATCCCAAGTTCCTTTTTAATTCTCCCACTAATCTCCTGCGCGATCTGCAGACCATTGCCTCTGATGTCAGCCGATTCTGTAACATCCAGCCAGCATTCATCGCAGCCGAAAGGCTCCTGCCTGTCCGTATATTCCGCATAGATCTCATGGGTCATTCTGGAGAAGCGTAAGTACAGATCCATCCGCGGCGGAAGGAAGATCAGTTCCGGACATACCTGTCGTGCCTGCCATAAGGCCATTCCCGTCTTCACTCCACGGCGTTTTGCCATATAGTCTGCTGTCAGCACGATGCCATGCCTTGCTTCCGGATCTCCTCCGACCGCAACCGGTCTGTCTCTTAATTCCGGGTGATACAGATGCTCAACAGATGCATAGAAACAGTTACAGTCACTATGTAATATTGTTCTTGTGCCCATACCCTCACCTCTGTTCCATATCCTCTTTACCGCTCCCCGTATATAAAATATAAATCCATTATTTATGGTTTTCAAGTGAAACATGTTTCATGCAGCACAATAATATTGTATTTCGTATTGCTTTTTGAGGCTTGTTTGATATATAGTATAGATAGCAAAAGAGACTGATTACTTTGAAAGGACGTGACATTATGGACTCTCTTGGAAAAATTATTGCAAGGAACCGGAAGCTGAATAAACTGAAGCAGCAGGATCTCGCTGAAGCATTGAATAAATACAACATCCGTATAAAGAAAAATGCGGTCTGTGCCTGGGAAAATGATATCAGTCAGCCGAATGCTTCCCAGATATTCGCTGTCTGCAAGGTTCTCGGCATTACTGACATTTATACCGAATTTATCGGAACGAATCCGGATAACCCGCTGGCTGAACTTAATAAAGAAGGACGCACAAAAGCACTGGACTATATCCGCCTGCTGATTCTTTCCGGTGAATACAAAAAAGAGACATCCATGCCAATTCCATTTCCCGTGGAACGGTGTCTGAATGTCTATGATCTTCCGGTATCTGCCGGTACCGGATCATTTCTGGATGGTGATCAGTATGAACCCATGACCGTCGGATCTGAGGTCCCTGAAACAGCAAACTTTGGTGTCCGGGTCTCCGGTGACAGTATGCTGCCCCGCTTCCTGAACACGCAGATCGTATGGGTAGAGAAAACGCCGGACTTAAATCATGGTGAATATGGAATTTTTTATCTGAATGGGAATGCTTTTATTAAGAAACTGCAGAATAATAAAGAAGGACTTGCACTGATTTCCTTAAATCAAAAATATGCGCCAATCGTCATTCATGAAGATGATGATTTCCGGATTTTCGGCCGCGTGGTCGGCTAGTCCGGATTATGGGACACCAGACCTGATAGAATTCCAGATGAGGCTGAAAATATCACCTCACATCAGATACTATTTATTTTTGCATTTGAGAAGGAAGGAATTGCTTTGGAAGTAATTGACTGCAGATTAAAAGAAGAACGGAGCAAATTAGGGATCACACAGAAACAGCTGGCAGACGGCATAGGGGTCAGTGAGCGCAGCATCATCAATATTGAAAGTGGCCGCGCCCCCTCCCTGCCTACCGCCATACGCCTGGCTGCATATTTCAATCTGCAGGTAGAGCAACTCTTTCATTTGCCTGCAGAAGACACCTGCCGGCAATAGCTGCCGGTTCTGTCCAATTAAATACTCATGGTCATTTATCAGTCTTTTTTCTTAATAGCCTCTACAAAATTAGCCTTTACTCGCATCATCACTTGTTTTTCATCTATATCATACAAATTTGAGATATAACTAAAAATATCATTGTTAAACTCGATAGAATAATCATTTTCCATTCCAGGTATAAACGGTGCGTCACTTTCTAATAGGATACGGTCTACTGGTATATGAGCAATTATATTTTTTCCCGAATTACTCTTCAACATTTGTGGATTTATTGAAAAAAAGTATCCTCTATCAATTGCCTCTTCAAGGTCTTGTATTCTTCCTGAAAACCAGTGAAGAATAACTTTACCTTCAAATCCAGCTAAATGTTTCAAAACTTGTTTCGTAGCCCGCCTGCTATGAACACTCAATACCTTTTCCTTACCCGAACAGGCTTCTAATACTTTATCAAATATCTCTTCTTGCTTACTCATTATCCTGTTGTCATTCAAAGAACCATCTAATCCTATTTCTCCAACATATCTTGTATGTACGAGCAATGATTTAAACAACTCTATCTGATCAGGAAAATCTTTTACCAATTCAGGATGATAGCCTATCGCTATTTTGGTAAATTGATAATCTTGATCAAGATCTACATAATGCTTATAGATGTCTGGTAAATTAGTAACCGCTATCGTATAGGACTTAGCATCTTCAATATATCTTAAAACCTGACTTTTATTTCTATATAAATCAAAATGCATGTGTGCATCCATAAAAAAGAGATTCATTTATATATCCTCTAAGTATTTTGCAATTTCATCTACTCCTCGTTTATACAAATCTGCGTAGTCAGAAACGTGGTCTTTTATTGGTCCATTCATTTGAATAGACATAAAGGCAATTTGGGGATCATACATCTCAAGACCTTGAAGGTATGAATTAAAGCACATTTTCGCCTCATTTCCCTTTTTATACCCTGCATCATAATATCTACTTGTATCAGTTATATTTGCTCTTTTCAGGGCTGCACGTCTAACTGTACACGGTAAGCAGTAACCACAATGCATTGCTTCTTTTTCGCCTCTATGTCTACCTACATCTGGATGCGAACACGACATGGTATTTGCAATGTTTTCTTTAAGCACTTTTTGATTTTTACATTCTATGAGCATTTCTCCTTTTGTTTTAAACTGATAAGGATTATGAATATTCAACTGTATTCCGATATTTTTAATTAGCGTCCTTAACAAGCTCATATAATAGGGATGTGTCGTCCTTGTGCTGCTTGTACCTATTCTGGAAAATGTAAGAGGAATATTAAGCGATATATATCCATTCTCAGATATAATCATTTCTTCACAAGTTTTATACGCAGTAGCAAGAACTATAGCATGAGCAAAAAACATAAATGATCTTGTTCGCGTTGTGTCTTCTACTCCATCAACTACAGCTGCATGAAACTGAAGAAAGTGATCACTTGAAATGGAATAATGCTCTTTTATTGACCTAATAACTTTATCTTGAAATTCCTTGGTTCCCTTTCCTCCGCCATAGTGACTTATAAACAAAATATCCTTCTTACCAGATTCAAGTAAATCAATAGTGCCTATTAGCGAATCCATTCCTCCTGAAAGCATTGATACAGCAGAAATATTCTGACTATCCTTTTCTTTTCTATCTTTTTGCCAACGCTTTTCTGCCTGCTTTTCAATTGAAGATTTTTCTCTCTTTCTAAACACAATCCTCCAATGATCTCCACTTAGAAAATTAAGAGTTTGTTCCAATAAAGAAATATTGTCATGCCAATTATCATAATCAAGAACCGGAATATGGAGTTCAATGTTTCTGCTCCAATTGTCTGCTCCATCATCACGCTTGCATATTCTATCAGCAATAAAAACCGAAAATGATATATATAATAAATCAATACCCGTATCTGAAAACCATTTTTTACAATTATAATCATGCTGCCAGAATGTATATCTAAACTGCTTTGATGAGTTATAATTGATCCTAATATTTTCACCTACAGCCTTATAAGAATCCTCTTCATTATGAACAAAACTTATAATCAATCTAACCCCTCCAATGCCATAAAACATCTCCCCATTATTTCTGGTATAACTTGTTTTGAACTAAAATCTGTACTTCCTTTAATTTTTCCAAACTCAACATCTACTGTGCTTTGGACGATTTCCTTAAAATCACTTCTTATTGATTTTGCCTTCTTCGGATCTGATTCATGCTTTTCAAATCTACTTTGCAGATCTCTTTGCATTAATCCCCAAATATATGACTGCATATAGGCACACATTGATTTCATAGAAAGATCTGGTGGCATATTATTTAAGCATTCCAGATTCATATTATTGCGCTCTATATAATCATATACAAATGACATAGCATCCATCATTGCTGAACGTGCCACAATATCCTCTTTCGTTACTGCATCAGGTGCAAGTGCATCAACAACAAGAGAAATCACCTCATTAGCATTTTTGTTTTCAAATTCAACTTGTATATCTCGTAAAGAATCTTCAATACCATTGTTATTGATGTTTCCAAAGAAACCGCCCAGTGCTCGTCCAGCTCTTACTCCAGAATGAGCTGCCTGAACCATTCTACTTGAGCCACCTGAAGCTTTTACATACTGACCTACTACGTGCTCATAATTTCTCCTTGGCGAACCACCATACGTCCCATTGATTATCCTTGATAGGTTAGTTTTAACAGTCTTCCATTCAACTGCAGGTGCAACTTGTTCAGCACCTGCAGTATCATCGTTACTTCCCTCATTTAGATAATCATCAGGAAGTAACGGATTATTCTTAATTGGTCCCTGATAAATTGTAGATGTTCCCATTTAGTCTTTATTCTCCAAACTATTATTAATTGTTCTCACCAGAGTCTTATTTTCCTTCCACTGATTAGCCATAATCGTTTTTAATTCTGTTTCTTGATGAGTAGATTTAGCAAATTCAGCTATATAAGGAGCCAATCCTGCAGATAATTGCGATGAAGAAATAAGCTTAAGTTGATTTAGTCCCGCCTCGTATAGTTCTTCTTTACATAAAGAAAGTTGCGTAATAATCTTTATCTGATCAGTTGTTAACTTCTCATTAGAAACAAATTTATTAACAACCGCCTCAATAACAGCTTTGCCATCATCAACAGAAATATCATTTATTTCTTTAATTGCCTTTTCAGTGTCCTCTTCACTCTCAGAAATAGCATAGTCAAATACGCGCTGTGCTGCCACAGACATTGTTGCTTTCAATATACTTACCCTTTCTTCAAGCGATGTTCTGGCAAAATAAAAATACAGTTGTAAATCTTCCTCAGCTATTCTTGGTTCCGTTTTAAACCACTGAGCCAACCACTCATCTTTATTATCATTCTGCGTTCCAGCATCTTCAGTTTCACCTGCTTTTAAAATCTTACTCAATTCACCAGTTTTAGATGCTTCTGCGAAGCTCTTAAATTGAATTGGGCGGTAGTACTCTAGCATCATAATCTTTGTTAAAATCTTTTGATCAAGTTCTTTCCCCTTATATTTTGCCTGATTCATTCTAAGATCCAGCATATTCAGGAATCTCTTATACTGTCTTGGATTGCCATTTAATGCTTGAGTCATTAAATCAGCGAGCTGTGAAGCCGCAACTATACTGTCTATTTCCTTCAAGCCAAGATCAGCAATTATTTTATGTAAATCAACTTTTGTAAAATCTTCCCTCTGCGCCTTATGAAAAGCCTCTAAAAAACTTTGGAAGTTCTCAGGTGACAGCCTTCGTTGCAAAAACAGGCATGCAATATAATTTTTTACCTCTATTGTGTCCAGGCGTGGTATTCTAATCGGATACTGAATCAGTTTTTCCATATACTCTTTACCAATACTGATTTCCTGTCCTGGGATATCCTTAAATTTACTTTTTACAGCATATTCAATCTGCCTTTCATCGGCACCTATTACAAAAGCAACGTTTCCCGTAAACAGGAACAATTTCATTGCTTCTAATGTATCCAAAATTGTATCAGGTCTGCACCTGTCTAATTCGTCTACAAACACGACAAGTCTTGAGATTTTGGTCTCTTTGAGAATGTCTGCAAACTTCTTTTGAAAAGATCTTATATCTTCTCTTAACTCAGTATAATTCAATTCATCTTTAACATGTTGCTGTATCTCATCAAGAGTATTATCGCTTATATTTTCTACATTGTTTGACACTGCAGACATAACATTTCTCAGCGTCAATCCGGTTAACGTTACCATGCCTCCAGTCAATATAAAGTCTGCTCCTGTCCCAATAGCTTTTTTTGCAAGTTTAAGTTTATCTATGGAATTCCAAAGTCCCTTTACAATACTTTTTGCAGATTCCGAAAGTGTTCTTTCTTCCGTTACCCCATCAAGTATTTCCCCCAACAGTGCTGTTTTTGCATCATCATAACTTTCGAAAAGCCATCCATTAAAGATCATGCATTTAATGTCATTTTCCTTGCTTTCAAGCACTGATTTGCACATATGTATGACACTTGATTTTCCACTCCCCCAATCACCATATAAACCTATACAAGCAGGAAGTAGGTCATCATTTTCAATGATATCCGTAACACTACTTACTAAATATCCATAATCCAGAAAATCTAATTCTGTCTCGCTATCTCTCCACATAAAAAACCTTTCTATAATTATTCAACCCCCAACGCCTTATACACTGCATCCTCCGCACTCTGATAAAATAGCAGATTAAAGCTGCTCATCAGATCTGGTGGTACCGTTCCAAGATCCACTGCTGATGTCTGAGGAAGTAGCACTTTCTTTGCCCCGCTGTCGAGGCATACCTGCAGCGTGCTTGCCAACTCATTTGCCTTAATCATGGTCCCACTGATACTTATCTCACCCAGAACTACAAGTGAGCTCTGTACTGGCTTCGCCAATGCAATAGAGCATAAAGCAATCAGCGTTGGAAGTGCCAACGTACTTGTCATACCAAGTCCCTGCAGATCCTGATAATTAACAATATAATCTTTTGTTGTTGTGCTGATTGAACCGCTGATTCTGCCGCCATTCGCTTTTAAGAAATTGAATGCCGTATCACAGGCTTCTTTGCAGCCTCTATCTGATCCGAGACCGGTCCGTTCAAATTTTCCATTGCCAGGAAGCATCTGGCTTTCAAGGCGAAAGACACCTATCATGCCAGATTTTCCCTGAGATACTGTATAGACCTGCCCAGGATTACATATTCCTTCCGGTATCAGCTTACCTCCGCCCTGTTCTGGAACAGACACATAATGCTCTTCAAAAGTCTCATTATCGATGTATGAGAAATTAACATCATAAAATTCCATACCGCCCAGCTTTTTCAGCTGCTCCTTTACACGGCGACGCATTTCAAGGGCAACCTTAAGTATTTCTTCTACATCTTCTTTTGTAAACTCGCCATCCGGATAAAGCAGTTTGATATAGCCATCTACCATCTTCCGGACTGCAATCGTATCTCTCTGATTTAAGTTTTTCCCCAGGCGGAAATATTTATCAAGCGCATCTCCGTACTGCTCTTTTCTCAATTCCCGGATGAAGCCTGCAAGATAATCCGTTATAAATCCATAATCATTTGTAAAATGCTCTGGTCTGAATTTAGGGATCTCCCAACCAGGGTTATAGCAATGCATACGGTCAAGAAATGCTGTATCTGTACCCATCTCAGGCGGAAAAGGCTCAAATAACGATGACGTTTTTAAAAGTACATCAACGCTCTGATTAATATTTCCAACAAATACCATAGAAGCTGAAGCTGCCTTTTCTTCTTTTCCTCTCGCAAAAGATCCGGAAGCCATATAGTCCTTCATGATCTGAACGCCATCTTTGTCCTTAAAGTTAATTCCTGCAACCTCATCGAACGCAACAACATCCCATAATCCTACAAGTCCAACTGTCTTCCTACCCATATTATAAAAGAGATTGGCAACGGTCGTCTGTCCTCCAGAAACAAGGATACTGTTCGGCGAAATTTCCTTATACAGATGAGATTTACCGGTACTGCGGGGACCAAGCTCACAAAAGTTGAAATTATTCTCTACAAGAGGAAGCATACGTGTCAGAAGAAGCCATTTTTCACGGTAAGACAATGTGTCCGGCTCCATTCCCGTGGAACGTAAAAGTACATCCAGCCATTCCTCTTTTGTAAATTCCTTCCGTCCTGTTTTTAACTCATCCATGTCAACATGTGGCATCTGTATTGGAGTCAGTTTCGTAATATGAATTGGAGACGCTTTCTTGTCTTCTTCAATAAATTCATAATCTAACTGCACAATACACCATATTCCACCGCAAAGGAGCCGATCATATTTCGTCGGATATTCCTCTCCAATTGGTATATTCTTTAATCCCAGATTGGAGAATTCGGCTTCATAGCTGTCCGTTTTAATATTTAAACTGACAGTAATCATGTCAATAACCGTATGACTTCCCCTTTGACGAAGCATCGACAAAATCTTCTGTGCCTCATCCGGGCGTACAAAATTATCGGCAAGTATTTTCTTTACATTTTCCACACCGGAGGAAATCACATCTTCATCATCCGAGCTGCAATATTGTCCGAGAAGAAATTCAAGAACATATACCGGCACATTCGCGCCTTCTTTAATTTTCTTCGTCAGATCTTTCCTGACAATCTTACCATCAAAGTTTTGGCGAAGCTTTTCTTTGATTGCTTCTCTCTTATCTGTATTTTCCATTTCTCATCCTTCTTTAAAAACCAAAGTCCTGGGTGAACGGTAGATCCATAATAACCTGACGGCTCATGTATTCTACTCCAGTCTTCTCATTTACTACCTTTAGGAAGTACTTGTGTTCCGGATCATAGGTCTTTCTCTTTATATCAAATGTCACTGTATAAATACGGTTTCCGGGTTTGTCATCCTTGCTGTCAGCTTCCAAAAGAACTTCATTTGAAATGATCTCTCCGTCGTCCGATTCAAACTTCAACCTATATACGGCTTTCTTCACAATGTCAGAGACTGCCTGTTCCTGGTAGAAATCCAGTTTCACTCTTAGATTTGTAACTCGCCTTACATCAGTGATCAGATTCAGTTTTGCGTCTTCCGTCTCCACAAGGCCCTTCTGCGTCTTAATAAAGAGTAATGGAATTATAAGCTCCTCCGGTGACGAGCCTCCATGAACATAATTCATACCGCCGCCACATGTAAATACGCTCATGCCCTTGGCAAACATTGCATATCGTTTTAATGCTTCATTATGTAATGCCTGGCTCATCTCTACCGAAAAAACACCATCAACAGCAAGATTATGGTCATCAATGATAAAACGCCTGTCAACAAATGCCGCGTGACTTGCTTCATTTTTCAGCTTATCTGTTGGTTCAAGCTTCTTTCTTGAATAAATAAAGCCATGATCTGCAGTCACATAGAAGCGATAAACATTTCCGCTCTTGGATAACTTCTTTACCAATGAATAAATCTCATCTATCGCCTGCCCTGTCGCTGTGAGGACAGTATTTTCAGACCTTGAATTTTCACCGGTAGAATCAACCTTGTTATGATAAATATAAATTACTTCTTTTCCCGCTGTGAACTCCTTTAATTCCTTGGCACTCATATTTTGTATGTTCTCTACGAGAATCGCTGCTGACTTTTCGTTAGCCTTCTTTAATATCTTCTCCTTCTGCTCTGTATACGCTGTAGGCTCACCATCTACAAGGACTTTGTGATCCTTATCTTCTGTCATCGTCAGTTCATCATGGGGCAAAAGTGCAGCCATTCCAACCGCCGTGTAGGAGGGAAGCGTCCCCATCATCGCACTCATATCGATCTCGCAGTTTGGATCATCCTGAAATTTTAAAGAAAGCTCCTTTGCAGCCTCATATCGAAGTGCATCTGAAATAATGACAACCGTCTTTTCTTTCTTTGAAGCGATCTTATCCCTGTAAAAATCCGACTGCAAATGAAGACCTGCTTTCTGATCGTCTTTTACATAAGCCGAATTCCATGCATATACAATCTTTTCAAGGAAATCATTCTGGTAGATATTCTGCATAAGGACTTTCAGATCATCAAACATGCTGCTGTCATCCAAAGCATCAATGGCTGCTATAAACTTACGATAGTACGTATCGTATTTATAATCAGCGGATATATAACTGGCTGCAATTTCAGCAAGCTCCTGTGCAGGCGTAAATCCTGTCACCTGTAATAGTTCATATCCTGCCACTAATGCATCATACGCTGCAGCATAGGTCTTTCCGAAGTGTTTTCGTTTCCTTATATCACAAAGCTCCGGTATATTCATCCCGGAAAGCGTCGCAGTCTTGTCCTCTGCCAGTTCTCTGCCAATGATCCATTTGATGATCAGTTCATCCACCAGCATAAACGATGTACATGAAACAAGATTTTCAAGACGAATGTCTGTAAGCGCCGCTTCCGCATCAAGTCCTTGTGACGCAACTTCTGAAATCATATCAAAATCATCCTGGAAAATGACGTTATTCATCATGTTATCAAGAAGGACACTGATATTTGTAGTTTTATTCCTTACACTATCCTGCAGAAACAATTTCCATGATTTCGGCTCTGGATCTTCAAAATCCTTGCACACATGAACAGCAAACATGGAAAGAAGCAGTCTCAGTAAAGTTGGTTTACTTTCCTCATATCCGAATCGGCTGGAACAAATTCTCCAAAAATCATCTGCAATACCTGCTTTTTCGAAATCAGTAATAACCCCCTGCTCCTCAATATTACCGGATGAAAACACTGCATACATAAGATCATCAACCGTCACATTTCTCGCCCTGGCAATGACACACAACGCAAGAAGTTCAATGCTATCCGGTTCTGCCGTCGGAAGATCTACTTCCTCCGCCCTTTTTATAAAATCATTCGTTCTGCGGATGATTTCCTTTGTGCTCTTTTTCCCAATCCCAAAGAATGTTCCCATTTTTTTGAGAGAAGCCCTGAATCTGTCCGGCAATCCTATATCCGCCGCAATTAAAGACAGCTTATCTGCGTAAAACTGTCTGGAATACAACAGGGTGTCTTCCAGATGGTTATGTGCCACATCAGGCTTTGCGAAAGGCGCATACACCAGATACTGACCATCTGCATCGTCATGCTCCAATATAATCTTTGAGCGGAAAGCATTTCTGTCAGTAAGATGCATTACCTTTACCCCACCCAATCGAAGTTGATCCACCGAATCCTCAAAGGAAGCGTCTGCATCATACCAGAAGACGATACGCTCACCGCTTTCAAATTCACTCTTCAATTTATTTTCTATTTCCTGTAAGTTTAATTCGTCCATAATGCGTCCTTATCATTTTAATAATTCGTAACCCATTTCCCGCCCTTGGTTGGCCCATCATGGGATATTATTCCAGATTTCTTCAATTGCATCATTGCCTTTCTGACTCCGCCCTCAGACAACCCTATTTGGGCAGCTATCTCCTTCTGCGTGATTCTGTTATTAGTAGTTAAAATCTCAATTATTCTTTGCTCAGTATTGGAAAGTTTACGCCTGTCACTATCCTTCTGTGGCATTTTCTCCGCTACTTTCTCCGCTACTTTCTCCGCTACTTTCTCCGCTACTTCTTCGCTCCTGCCATCTAATCCATAATTCAGATTCCAAAATGTCACGTGAAAATCAGACTCATCTGAAAAGAAAATCGGCATACGCTCATCAGTAATGTTGTCTGCAGCATTATAATCATCCATAATTTCCTTAATGCCACTGCCGGAACGCTCCATAAGGTGTAATCTATGGAAAATATCTGCCAGATACGGATTTCTCCTCCGGGAAGCAATATGATAAATATCCCTCTTTTGAATAGGAAGTCCCTCTACCATTCCACCGGGAGAAGAGATCTCGATTCTGTTATCAAAAATATCCAAATGAACTTCACTGCCAATCTCTAAATAATCACGATGTACAAGAGCATTAACCAAGGCTTCATGTATAGGTCTTTCTAAATAATCCGGAAGATCGATCCGTGAATTCGGCAGTTTTTTCCATTTCAAATGATTATGCTTCTTTGCAAAGTTTTCTCCTGCTTCCAGTAATTCTAATATGTTGCCCTGATATTCCGCATTATCGGCAGCATCAAACGAGCCCCCAGACATGTTATTTCCGGTCCAGCGCGTACAAAAAATCCTTGAATATCTGATAGGGCAATCATCAGCCAGCAATAATCCGGCATTGGTGATTCTGCCTTTAGAATCACACATATCCCATGACTGATACATATCATCTTCAAAGCTTTTTCCCGCTCTGGTATAATACAATGACCTCAATCTCGAAAAGCTGAAATCCTTCATGTTGTATTCAGAAATCAAAGAATCCCAGGACTTATTGCTTCCTTTAAGTGAAAGCTTTCGAATCGTCGCTGCATCTGCCTTCACGCTGGAATTGCCAATCCTGGCAAATGAAAGCATCTCTCCCTTATACCTGTAAAAATAAGGTGTTTCAGATCCCGGACATACATAAACAATGAGCAGAATCTTTTCATTGCCTTCTTTATCTTCCACACGCTCAAATGAAAGTTGAATTTTCGGAGAAGGATCAACCCGATTTCTTATCAGCTCACTGATTTTATCTGCAGTATATTTGGGGTCAGATAACCCCACGACAGTGTCATCATCCGCTATTCCATATATCAATGCTCCACCGTCTGTATTTGCAAACGCCACAATACTCTTAAGCCAGCTAATCGGATTATTCTCCTCAAGCCCTTCCTTTTTGTCATACTCTGTAGCTTCGCCCAGATACTTTTTTAAATTGAACTTCATATTTATCCTCCACTACAGCATTTGAATCAACTATCAACTCGCTTTATTTTATCGGTGCCAGGATCTGATATACCTTGCCGTCCCGATCAGTCTGTATCTTCTCATAATTGACCTTCACGCCATCATCCAGGTCAATGTCAATATGCTCCTGCGCCAGATGATCAAGCCGCTCATCATATTCCTTTACTTCTGCGATCTGTTTGATCAGCTTCTCACGGCGTTTCTCTTCTGAAGCAATCTGCCTCTGATCAGACATATGGTCGATCATCGTATCAATCGAACGGACTTCGTTCTCATACTTCTCCTGCAGCGGATGCAGATAAGAAACACGGACACGTCCGATGGTATCGGCGTTATACCTGTGCATATAGATCAGAGCCTTGAAGCCATTCTGCTTTCCCGAATCAAAGAGCCAGTAAATAGGTCTCTTGCCGGAACCAGTGACAGAATATGTCTGACAGTGATCCTTAAAGAAATCATTCAAAAAGTAATTTCTAATGATATCTCTGGAATCAGTGCCTTTTGTTCCAAGGGCTTTTGCAATAAAATCAAGGTTCTCTTCCAGTGATTCTGCGCCATATACTACTGTCAGCCACTCACAGAAGCGATCTACAATATCATCATCCATGTATCTGGCATCTGTGATTGGGAGCACATTATCAGCATCAGGTTGGAATGACGTATATTTTGAAGCATCCCATTCACCACCGGCATAAGCAAGACCATCCACATCAAGAGAATATCTGCCAAGCATGCAGCCAACGGCGTAAGAAACAAGACCTTTTAAATCAACACTATGGTCAGCATTACGAACGGAAACATTATTACAATTCACCTTACTAGACAGCTCATCTTGAAGTGAATATGCCTTTATTAAGGTTTTATTTAACACTTCCTCATTTCTTACAATTTGACCAACTCTATTCTTCGTGCAAACCTCCCAATCTGCAAATGCTTCAGAAATATACGTATTTTCTTTTTTAGCCGTCAATGGATGTTTTTGGTAATCCATCGAGATTTCAAAACTATCCCAATCAGACTTAGATATATCAATACAGTCTTGCGCTAAGTCGAGTATCTTTTTTTTATCTTCATATTCTATCTTTTCAATGATTGGTAATTTTTCAAAATCTCCTGCCTGCAATGAAATTGAAGGGTTTAATATCTCCACAAACATTTGCGTAATTGGCGAATTAAATAGTGCAAGTAATAATAATAATTGTTCTTCACTCTTTGGAAAAACCATCGGTCCTTTATTACTGTCAAATAAGGTTCCTTCTGGAGAAAATCTATATGTATTTCTGCTAATTGATAATCCCGTCCAAGTTATTCCTTGCTTAAAAAAAACATCCTGTGCCCCCAAAAAATAAAAGCAACCCATTTCCTTAGCATTGGCTTCTATATCTTCTCCACCTCTTCTAAAATTCACTATTAGCTCTCTATTGCCATACCACTCACGAGCTGCACCACCTTTATTATATGGATACCACTTTTTATTAGTCTTACAAGATTCATCATATGACCTGACTGTAGTCACAATATCATTACAATTTACTTCCCACCAGACCTTTATAAATTTTTCATTATCTCCTGTAATAATACCAACGCGTGGAGTACATACGTCTTTCAGTAATCTTTTATTTAAAAACAAATCAATGTCTTTATTAGATGCCCAATATGCAATAGGAGCACCAGGAATTGACATATACTCAGATTGTTTTGCATAATACTGGCCTTTTCCATCTATAAACCACTGCATTTTGGTCTCAATAGAGTCTACAGCACCTTGTTTATCAAATAGTCTTTTATAATTACCTATGTATTGATTAATTCTTGTATTGATAACCATAAAGGCTGTAGTTCCAAAGTCGGAGCCAAAAACTCCTCTCCCAAAATGACACATTGACACAAGTTCTCTGCATTCAAAGTAGTTCTTTCTAAATTTTTCATATCTTGACAAGAACATCCACACAGGAATATTAATCATCGAAATCAGACCACTTAACAATGTCATCTGAGATGCTTTATTCATAAAAATAGTGCTCAAATCATATCGAGCTTCTGAATAATACTTTTTTGTATAATTTAATAACGTATTATCCATCTTGCTGGATGACATATATGGAGGATTAGTACATGTCACCCAATACTTCTTTGCCATCACAGAACCGATTTTAATTATCCTCTGCAACTTTCCCTGCGTTTCAACAATGCCAATAGTCTCCATACTCATCTGACCATCAGCTTCTATTTCTCCAACAAATCTTTCCAAAAGCTCCCAGTCATAGTTCTCAACATTCAGAATCGAACCATATTCCTTAGCATCAATAAAGGTATCGAGTAAGCCTTCTGCCTGATTCAGTGCATTATTTTTTTCTATGTCACTTAACCCGGCACCAAAGTATTTCAGCTGATTTCTGTTGATATCATTGCTTTCCTGTATGGAATACACATGCGGTTTTACACCACGTATCAGAAATCTTCCGTCATATTCACAGGCTTTCATCATAACCGCGAAATATGCCAGCTGATATGCTCTGTCATCAATATCAAGGCCATAGATGTTTTTCTCAACAATGGATCTTGCCGCATCACGATCGGTATATCCCAGCGATTCATAGATCTGCATCAGGACATCAAAAGCATAGACCAGGATATGGCCTGACCCCATAGATGGATCTATGTTCTTGCCGTCTTTGATACAAACAGAAAAAGCCCCCTCCAGCCGAAAAAGGCTGAAAAAGGCTTGAAATAAGGGCTTCCGTAGTCAATCGCTGACTTCGGAAGCCCTATTTTACTTTATGCAGTTATGGGGTCTGCCGCCGTGGTTGAAGGGCAACTTACCCCCCCCTTGGGCGGCTGAAAGGTAATAATTAAAATGTTAGGTAAAATTAAAAGGTACTATCAGCTTAATTATTCTTATCGTGCTCGTCGTCTGGGGCGTATTCACTGGCACACGTTTCAAGAATTATAGTGAATTCATTATGTTCAGCAGGCTCTGGTAGCTGTCGACATCGTGATACACCACATTTTCAGTCGAAATCTCATTAAACAACTTTCTGGCGCATGAAATTTTTGCTTTTTCAATCGGGCGCAAACTCAGACTCTCCATCGTGCCTTTCGTTTCGGCAACGAAGTAGATGTGCTTCACTGTTCCTTCATAAAAGGCAATTGCCCAGTCCGGAGAGTAATTGCCGACGGGTGTGGGTATCTGAAAGCCCTTCGGCAGTTTGGCATAGACACAGACCTCATTTGCGGCTTCGAGGTCTTGCGCGAACCGGCGCTCAACGCTCTGCTCTGCAATGCCGTCCGTGAAAACATAATCTTGTATGTGCTTTTGAACGCGGAAGGCTTTGTCAATGCCCTGTGAACGCTTTTCGGCAGTGAAGATATCGCTGTCATAGCTACCTTGAATGCGGTCGTATGTAATATGCTCGACGATCATCGTTGCCTTTTGCTCTTTAATCAGGCGAATGACTTTGTTGATGAATTCTTCCGGATTGTACTTAAACATAGCAAGCTTCGCCGGGCTGATACCGGATAGGATGGCGGCAGCCGTTCTGCGTGTCAGAATTGTCCCTTCGGCGACCTTGCCGATCAAGTCATACTTCACTTGGCTGATTTCCGAATGATTCAGCGTTTCGGTGTGAGTTTTTGCCGCCTTGAAAGCGTCTCCACGGTCAATGGCTGTCGCTTCCATGTCGGATTTTTGTTCGCCGGTAGAAACGGTATACTGGAGCTGAGAGACGAAGAGGTTCTCGTCGATGTGCGTGATGGCTTTTTGAATCAGCTCGGCTGTGTCAAAATCTACCGCATACGCATACTTGTGGTTGATGTAGCCCCAGAGTGTCTGGAACTCCTTCTTATAGAAGTTTTCGTTCAGCTCATTCTCGAAAATCTTCGTTTTATTTCCGTTGTCAATCATGTCGTCTAGCACTCGCTCATCAAACACACCCTGTATCAGAGTGTGGATGCCTTCGGCTATCGGCTGCAAGTCGAGCGGCAAGGGAGCCAGTGCATTGTTGGCAAGATCAGCACGGTACGAATCCGTGACGTTGTCGTTATCGTCCACATAATCGTTTTTGAGCAAATAACGGTAAATATCCTTTGCCTGCTTTGCGTCAATGGTTGTCGGTACTTCTCCGATTTTGACGGTCTTGCCGAGGAAGTAATCCATTGTCGCCTTAGAAGGTCTGTCGTAGAGGACGTCCTTGATCTGCTTTTGCAGGTCGGAAACAAACGGCACATAGCTCTCGCTGGCGATAACCGTGAGCAGGTTGATATCGTGTACAGTTGTCCCGCAGGTTTCGGCATCCATACGGTCGCCACTCTGATTTACGCACAGACGCATACCGCGTCCAACTTCCTGCCGCTTCTGCGTCGCGCTGTCAGAGTGCTTGAGCGTGCAAATCTGAAACACATTCGGATTATCCCAGCCTTCGCGCAGGGCGGAATGAGAAAAGATAAACCGCGTCGGCTCGTCGAAGGAAAGCAGGCGCTCCTTGTTTTTCAAGATCAGATCATAAGCAGAGATATCGTCGGAGAATTCCGAGCCGCGCTTGAGTGCGCTGTCGATGGAATGCCCGGTCTTTTTATCAATGCTGAAATAGCCTTTATGCGTGGCGGCAACATCAATACTGCGCAGATACTCCTGATACGGCGTATCAAAAAGTGTGATGTACTCATTGAGTACGCTGATATACTCCTGCTCGAACACTTGACCGTACTCGCCGAGCAGCTCGTTTCCGTCCTCATCGTACTGGCGGTACTTGGCAACCTCGTCGATGAAGAACAGTGACAGCGTTTTAATGTCCTTGTTGAACAGACTTTCTTCCTTCTTGAAGTGGGAGATAATCGTCTCGCGTATTTGAATGCGGCGCATATCCTTTTCGGAAATGTCGCCGACCACATCGCCGCGTGTAATGACCTCGCCGTTGGTAAAGGTGACCGTCGCGCCAATGGGGTCGATTTCGGAGATGGTGTAGCCCTGATACTCCTCCAGCGGTGGCATGTTTTTCCCGGCAGAGAGATAGTACAGATTGTCTCCGACGCTGAGGATGCGTGTCTCGCGGTTAATGGACTTCTGATAATTGACCTCGAACTCCAGCCGTGCCATCGGCGGCTTCTTGCTCGATAAGATAATATCCTCAAGGAACAGGTACATATCCGTGCCACGGAAATTCTTGACTTCAAAGCCCTTGACCTCGATTTTCTTAACAAGGCGTTTGTTGTAGGCGTCCAGCGCATCCAGCACATAGACAAGGTTATGGTGATCTTTGTGCGTGGCGGAATAGTTTAGGCTGAAAAGCGGGTTGAAGCTCTTGAGGGCTTTCTGCGTGACCTCACCGCCCATCTTCTGCGGCTCGTCAAGAATGATAATCGGGCGGTTAGCGCTGATGACGTCAATCGGACGGCGGGAGGCAAATTCGTCTCGCTTGGAATATATGATTCTCGCTTCCTTGCTTGTGCCGTCCTCTTTCAGGGAGGAAGCGAAAGCCTGCGTGTTAATAATCATCACATTGATACCGGCGCTGGAGGAAAAGTTGTCGAGTTGATTTAGATTGGAGCTGTTGTAAACAAAGAAACGCGCCTTTTTGCCGTAGTGCTCCATGAAGTGGTCTACGGTCATTTCAAAGGATTTCTTCACACCCTCGCGGATGGCGATAGACGGCACAACAACAATAAACTTGCTCCAGCCGTACCGCTTGTTCAGCTCGAACATAGTCTTGATGTAAACATAAGTCTTTCCCGTGCCGGTTTCCATTTCAACGTCAAGAGAGCAGCGCCCAAGCTGGCGCGAAAGGTCGTCGGACAGCCGGATATTGTTCAGCGTCTGCCGCTCACGGAGGTTATGTAGGAGCTGCTCGTCGGTCAGTTCAATGTTCTCATTCTTATAACCCAGCTCGTCCGATAAATCGAGCTGTTCGCCATATTCGTCGTCGGTTATCATGCGCAGCTGCATGGGCTGAGGCGTGGCTTTACCGAGGTCGCGGATATATGTGATGCGTTCATAGCGGCGCTGGCCGTTGAAGACGCTGACAACGCTGTCTACTGCGTCGGTCTGGTATTGCTGGATTTTGAACTGAAATCGCATATTTACAGCACCTTCCTTATCGTAGTCGGGCTGTATGCTGCGAAAATCTGGTCGAAGTTCGTGGCGACGCTATCGCTGGCGTAGCCGCCGTCACGCATGACAAAATAATACGGCTTCTTCTGCGCGATCTCCTTGATCGTCTCGTCAGTGATGTCCTCGTCAAAGCAGGCGATCAGATACCCATCGGCGACCGAGAACACCTTTTTCCCGGCGACGGTAGTCTCCTCGATCTTGCTGGACAGCAGAACGCCGAGGTCGAGCATCACCTGGAAGAGCAGGTCTTCTGGTGTGCGGTCTTCCTTGATGTTGTCCGTCAGCGACGAAAACAGCAATGGCGTGTATTCGGACGGGCTGTAATACACATCCTTCATGTTGCTGCTGTCGCACTTGAGGACGCGGAAACCAATGTCTAGGTTCTGCGCGGTCAGCCCAGCTTCGTCAACGATTTTATTTCCAGCGCGGCGGATGCGTTCCTTGCCTATTTCACAGATGTTCTTGTAGCCTGCTTTATAGGCTTCGCTCTTTTCGTCTGTTTCTTCCGGAAGCTGCACCATAATAAACTTGCGGTGCCCGCCGTCCTCGGCGTTGAGCTGCATAACGGCGTGGGCGGTCGTGGCAGAGCCGGAGAAGAAATCCAACGCAAACGAGTCCTTATCTGTAGTAAGGAGAAGCATTTGTTTTATGTAATCGACTGGCTTTGGAAAGTCAAAGAATTTCTGGTCATCAAATATCGCCTTTACTTCCCTTGCAGCAGATTGGTTGTGACCGACCTCATCACACAGCCAAATCGTGTTTGGGGTACGCCCATCTTGCACGTCACACAAAAAACGTTTTTTCCGCGGGAAAGAATTACCATCTTCTCCAAACCAAATACCATTTTCTGCAATGAGTGCATATAAGTTTTCCTGAGAGTATACCCAATGCTTTCCTTGAGGCACATCAAATTCTTTGCCGGTTTTGGGGCTTGTCACAGTGTAATGTCCATTGCTTCTTTCTCCACTTGCTACTAAATCGCCAGATTGCCACGGGCCACGCGAATCGTTATCTGGGTTCTTATATCGATCATTCATCTCATCTGTCCTTGGTAACAAATGAAGAGTAATGCAATCAATATTCTTTGCAAAGACTAAAGCATATTCATGGTTTTCCGAAAAATACTTTGCATCATTCTTGATGCTGTGTATTTTCTGCCAAACAACACAAGCAATGAAATTGGTTGCTCCAAAAACTTCGCAACACATTTTCTTGAGATTCTCAACCTCACCGTCATCAATGCTGATAAATATAACCCCATCATCCGTCAGCAAATCCTTTGCCAGCTTCAGTCTCGGATAAATCATATTCAACCAGTCGGTATGAAAGCGCCCGTTACTCTCAGTGTTCTGGACAAGGCGGTTGCCCTCGTCGTCATACTGCCCGCTGTTGGCAATATAATCCCCCGCGTCCTGCGTAAAATCGTCCTCATACACGAAGTCATTGCCTGTGTTATAGGGCGGGTCGATGTATATCATCTTAATTTTTCCGAGGTAGGTCTCCTGCAAGAGCTTCAGCACTTCCAGATTGTCGCCCTCGATATAGAGGTTTTCGGTTGTGTCGAAGTTGACGCTTTCCTCCCGGCAGGGGCGGAGCGTCTTAGATATCGGTGCGTTGGCAAGCAGGACGGACTTGCGCTTGTCCGGCCATGTAAACTGATAACGCTCGTCCCGACCCTCCACCACAAAGGAGGAAAGCTCCTGCTTGAGCATATCAAAGTCAATCACTTTCGTGAGTTTATCGTCAACAATCGTTTCGGTGACGCAGTTTGGAAACAGCTTGCCGATCCTCTCAACATTCTCGTCCACCTTATTCACGCTGTGCATCTTAAGCCTGTCCATTTGTTTACCTCCTGTTTGCCGCTTCTACGGCATAATAATGTAGCTGAGAAATACTGGTGATTCCTTTGTATTCAATTCTCTGCTTTAAAAATCGGTCTGCCATGAAAAAGTCATTCCAAAGGACGTCGCCGTTGTACGAACCATATTCGAAGCTATAATTATTTCGTAAGTAGTGGAGTATCTTTTTATAAGGGTAGCTTCCAATCTCTTCACTTTCTTCAGTCCATCCGTTTTCTTCATCATAGAACGTAATTCCCAAAAGATATTTACAGCATCGATATACACCATTAGCGGAAATAAGATAAGGAATTTTTTGTATCATAACTTCTCCAATTTTAGCTTCTTGTCCTGCAACTGCTGATATAACTCAAATTTCTTTTTCGGCTGAACCTCGCTCTGCGTCCGCTTCTCCAGCTTCTCTATTTCCTTTTGCAGTTTCAGGATCATTTCCTGCCGCTGTAATTTTGTGTCGATATCCTCGCCCGGCTTGTTTTCTGTCAAACCGTCCTGCAAGGCGATCTGCTCCAAAAAGCCCTGCCATACCGCGTCCAGCGTGAAGCCTTTCGCCGTGAGCGTGATATTTTCATACAGTATCCACGCAGTGGTATAGAGCTTTGCGTAGTAAACCGCGAGCTGCGCTTTATCCTCAAACCGCAGCAGAAATAGCAGCTTGTGTGGGTTCTGCCGGGCGATGTTCTCCACGATGCGCCCATCAAACTGCTGTTTCTTGAGATCTATAGTCAGCACCAGTATCTCGGATATTTCCGTACCCGCCTCCAGATTGAGCGTGGCGGCGGTCAGTGAGTTTGAGAGGATGATACGCTTGACGTCGGTGACAAATTTCTCCTTCAAGTCGCTGCTCAATGTCAGACGCTTATAGAAAGCCTCTTTCGGCATCACGCGCCCGACAGCCGTTGCGGAGGGTAACTGTATCATTCGCTCATCACCACCAAAAAGCAGATTAGCTCAAAATCGTCCAGACCGCGAACATCGCCGGAGAGGAAGGTCGTCTGCCCACTGCCGAAGAAGCTGTCAATGTCGCTTTCTTCCTTCACGTCGATAATCGACGCAACTGCCTGCCGGAGCAGCTCGGAGATGCGCCTCATATCCTTGCCGTCCTTCGTTTCGTCGTTGAAGGCGTGGCAGACGGACAAGTCCGGCTCTGTCTTGCCGCGGCAGAGGTGGCGCATACGGTCGAGCGTGGCTTTCGGGTCGAGGTGGTTGCATACCACCTCGCCGTCGTCGCCGATATACACCATGTAGAACGGGTGCAGCCGGTTTTGATTTTCGATATTGACGCCCGGATTGATGTTTTTAAGTATGAATATCACGCCCGGCTTCTCGCCACGTACCACGGCATTGATGCCAAAGGGTGTGTGGTCAAGGCTTGGGTGCTCTTTCATATAGGCAAGCAAGTCCATGCGGAATTCGTTCAATCCCAAATCCATGATGGAGATGCCGGAGTTCATTTCTTCCAGATCGACAACCTCGTTTTGCAGCTTTTCGAGCTGGGCGCGGCGGTATCGGAGGTCACCGTTTTCGTCCTGATTGATGTAGTCGTCGTCGCCCGTGGAGGTCATGACAGAAATGCGCATACGCGCTTCGACGCGCTCCTTGAGGTTGATATACTCGTCCAGCGACAAATCCGGCCAGAAGTTCACAAGCTGAATGACAGCGTTGCGGCTGCCGATACGGTCGATACGTCCGAACCGCTGAATGATGCGGACAGGATTCCAGTGAATGTCGTAGTTGATGCAGTAGTCGCAGTCCTGCAGGTTCTGACCTTCGGAGACGCAGTCGGTCGCGATGAGTATGTCGATGACGTTATTGTCCTTCGGCATGGTCAGCGCCTTTTCCTTTGCGATCGGTGAGAAGCAGGTCAGAACGGAGTTGATATCGCACGGGAAGCGCGGAATGGTTACTCTGCCGTCAATGCCGCCCGTGACAAGCGCCGTGTTCAATCCATACTTGTCCTTAATGACCGTGGAAAGGTGGTCATACAGATACTCTGCCGTATCCGCAAAGGCAGTAAAAATCAGCACCTTCTTGTTGCCCTCGTTGATGGGATGCTCGATTTTGTCGCAGACGACGTGAATGAGCTGGTTCAGTTTATAGTCGTACTGCGGCGTGATATCCTCAATCATAAGGATAAGAAGCTGCAGCACTTCAAGGTCGGCTTGCAGGTCACGCCGCCATGAAACATAGTCCATGTCGCGCAGGTCAATTTTAAATTTCTTGCCCACGCTGAACATATCGGTGTTCTGGTCATCCAGATCGAAATCATCGGTGTTGGCAACATCCTGCACGGATATGGACGCACCCGGCTGGAATGCGTCAATCTGCTGCACCGTATCGTAATAGGCGTTGTAGATGCGGGTGACGGTGAGCTCGAAAGAATGGACGGAGCTTTCCATACGCTTGAGCAGGTTTATGTTCATCAGACGCTGGATGCCGCGCTCACGCCCGCTCTGGGAAATGGTCTGGGCGTGTTTGGAATCCGGGTCGATGTACTTGCTTATCTTGCTTGCGAGGATATATTTCGACGGCGTGTAGATGGAGAGGTTGAGCTCCATCAGCTGCGCGTATATCTCCTGATAATTGATAGCGTCCGGCTTATCTGTCAGTTTTGGATAAAGCGAGATCGGTTTGTTCCGCTTCGGGAAGTTGCCTATTTCCGTTGTATCGTAGTAACGCTGGATATGCTTGCGGGAGCGGGCGATTGTAACGCTGTCCAGCACTTCAAAAAAGTCAAAATCGAGCTGCTTTAGAAGCGCGTCGGTCGTGCGTTCTTCCGGCTCCAGTTTAGTCCATGCGTTATAGACTTTTTGCGCCTGACGGAAGACGGAGTCGATATCGGTCTTCGTGTTCAGCTTGTCGTTGATAACATCGCTGTGACCTTCATATGCCAGTGCGAGCTGATTACGCAGGTCATAAAAGCGGTTATTGACCGGCGTCGCGGAGAGCATCAGCACTTTTGTCTTGACGCCGGTGCGGATAACGCGATTCATAAGCCGCGTGTAGCGGTTTTCTCTATCATTATCTTCGCCGGTGGTAGCGCCGCCATTACGGAAGTTATGACTTTCATCAATAACGACGAGATCGTAGTTACCCCAGTTTATACGGTCAATCGGCAGCCCGATGACGGTATCGCCACGATCGCGGGAGAGGTCGGTGTGGTATAGAATGTCGTACCGCAGACGGTCTTTCGCCAAAGGATTGTTGATTAGATTGCCACGATAAGTCATCCAGTTATCCTTCAGCTTTTTCGGGCAGAGGACAAGGACGCTTTTGTTGCGACCTTCATAATACTTAATCACTGCCAGTGCTGTGAAGGTTTTACCAAGACCGACGCTGTCGGCGAGGATACAGCCGTTGTACTGCTCTAACTTATTGATGATGGCAAGGGCTGCATCCTTCTGGAAATTATAGAGCTTGTTCCAGATAAGACTCTCCTTAAAGCCGGTTGCTTCATTCGGCAGAACATCCTCAGTGATGTCCTCAAGGAACTCGCTGAAGATGTTGAACAACGTCATGAAGTAAATAAGTTCCGGCGCGTTTTCCTGATAGACGGCAGATATGCTCTCGATAACGAACTGCGTAACATCCTGAAGCCGCGCTTCATCTTTCCACACAGCGTTGAAAAGCTCGATAAATGCAGCGCTTGATGGAAATTCCATACGGCTTACCATATTGCTGATATTATTGCCGCGTTCACAGCCTAAATCAACGGTGGTGAAGCTGTTGACAGGCATATATGTATATCGCTCGGCGGCGGATTCCACATTGATGAAGTTGTTCATGCCGTCGCGGGTGGTGTTCGATTTAAAGGTGGCTTTTTTCTGAAGCCATGCAGCGCACTCTCTCGCAATTGCTTTTTGCGTAAGCTCGTTACGGAGCTTAATCTCAAATTCGGTACCGTAGAGGCTCTTTTCGCGGTGAAGACGTGGAATATAGAATTCACGCTTTTCCGTCGGCGTCTTTTCTGCGATGAATGTCGGCGAAGTAAAGATGAAGCGCAGCGACTCAACATCCTTGAGTTGCGCCTTTAATTCCTGATAGGCATAAATAGAAAAACAAGCGGCGGCAATAGAAACACGGCTGCCCTTAGTAATGGTCTTTACGAGGTCATCTCTAACCACATTGGTTGTATTATTTAATATCTCCATGCCGCTAACGCTCCTCTTTCTATTTCTGCTCGTTTGTTGGATCTTCGCTTTCTTCATGGACAATCTCCATAATGTCGCCTATATCACAATTAAGCGCCGTACAGATTTTAAGCAGAACGGCTGTGGTGAGATTCTCATTTTTACCCAGCTTGGCAAGTGAAGCTGTACTGATTTCGCTCTTCTCCTTGAGGTCTGTTCGGTTCATCTTTTTATCGATCAGTAGTTTCCACAGCTTATCATAGCTTATTGCCTTTGCCATTTTGTTTGCTCCTTTTCATCCGGCTAATTGTGTTTACTTCTCAAGAATCCATAGCGCCCGTTGTTTTCATCCATAGTGAATTCAATAAGGGTTGCATTGTTGTAATCAACGTGTTCTGGAATCTCATTCTCGGCAATAATTACCTGATTAGCACCACAGTTTTCTATCATGTACTTAAACAGGGATTCTTTCATTCCGTGAGTAGCCTTTTCGCTCTCGGTCATTTGAATTTTCTTTTCTTTAAGAGAAAGGATCGGCGAATCCAAAACCAAAAGGTGAAGCGCATAGGTGCCATACGCCTCAAGATATTTCATAAGGTTGAAAAGCATAATCGTGTTCAAAAATGCGCGGTATCCTTTACCCTCGTTTTTCTTGTGCTTCCCTCCAACAACCGCATCTGCCGTATCAATGGAGATATACGCCTCTGGCTTATTCGGATAAGCGCAAGCCTTAACCATTTTGTCAAAGCTATCACTTAATATTTGCCAAACATTTCTGTCGAATTGTTTTTTTGCGTCAAACTTCAGGTCGCTGTCATCTTCTTCATTCTCTTTATTAAAAACATCGGCGCTGAGTTCGTTGGACATCCGCTCAATAGCGATCAAATCCTGCCTTGTTAAGAGGATTCTCTTATACGCGTCTACTGTTTCGCGTAATTCAGAGGCTCTGGGACGCAATTGCCTACTGACGAGCTTTGTAATGGTATCGTTTCTCGCGTTTAGTGTTTTTAATTGTGCTTCCAAAGCTGCTATATCTGCGCCTGTATCTTTTTCGGCAACATCCAAGTCCTGCAGTTGCAGGGTTATCCGGGCAAGCTCAGCACTGGAAGCATCAATGTATGATTCTCTCTGCTTATCGGTCTTCTTGATAGTTCCGTCACAGAAGGGGCACTTGACCGAGCGCGAAACATTTCCGGCCTTTCTATCGCCATCAGCAATGAACCTCAATCGCTTCAGGTCAGAATTGTACTGCGACCGTAATGCATGATAACGGTCACGCAGGAATCTGGCTTCTTCGAGCTTGGCACTGGCTGTATAGATCTGTTCGAGTAGTCTCCTGCTTTCCTCTGAAGCATCCACAATTTCTCTTTCGATACTCTCAATTTCGCCGAGGATAGAATCGATTTTTGCAGAAATATCAACATCCGCCTCTTGAGCAACCGACTCTTCAATTGCGCCCTTCCTATCGGTCAATTCTTTGATTTTCTTGTTTAGGTAGATTATAACGCCAGCCTTTTGCATTGCTTTTCTGTCGCGTTCTTCTTGGCTAACCTCGGGTACCAACCTGTGAAGATCGTCGCCAGTCATCATGTACAGTAGAGACGTAAGACTCGCAGTGATTTTCGAATATCCCGGCGCATCAAACGCTGTACTTTCTCTGAAAATGTACATCTCATCAATGTAGAAGAAATGCACCATTGTACGAAAAGTTAGGTCGCCATCATCAAGGTTTTGCTTTACGATAATTTTTGGTCTTTTCTCAATGCCCAGCAGCTTGAGCAGCAAGTCACTATAATCCTTTGTGGATAGCTTATACTCGCGGCTTTCAATTCCGGGCACATCTGTTACGACATTTACTATTCCAGCCCCGGTTTCGCCGTTTTTGCCGTCAACAATTTTTCTTTCAGCGGAAAGACTATGACCGTCGTCTGATTCCAACATCATAGATATAGTGTCATATCCGGTGTCGGAGCAGGTAAACGGAATGCTTCCGCCAAACATAAAATTGATACAGTTCATGACGTGAGATTTGCCAGTATTAGAAGGCCCGTGAATGATGTTGACACCGTCATTGAACTGAACAGAGGAATACTCTACGTTAGCGCCAAAAGCGGATATCTGCTTAATGATGAATCTTCTCATTCTCACGTTTCCTCCTTCATCGACGACCTGGCTGACATCTTATTTATTTTGGAAATCAATTCTCGCTCAGTTTTACCGGCGACACTCTTTATTACCAGCTGCGCATTCCGGCGATACTCAGTCGCATAGTCGCTTTCCAGTGAGTTGCAGTAATCTTCGCCATCTGATGAAACTGTATAAGCTATTCCGTCATTGAGATTCAACGCCTGTACCAGTCCATCCAAAACCAACGCTTTCAAGGCAATCTTTACAGCTTCGCGTCTGGAAGCAAACTCGCTGAATTTATACTGGTTGTCACCATTGAGGTTGTCTTCTGTTATGTTGAACGTTTTTCCGTATGTAGCCATGAAATCAACCGCATAAAGCATATCCAGCGTCTGTGGATAGTCATAGACATCCAGCAGGATTAGAAGACGAAGGGCGTTTTCAAATGTTGTGTTAAATAGCTTGTTCGGCATCTCTTTTTACCCAGCCCTTCAACCTGTCTTCTTTTACGAGAAAATGACATATCCCTTTCTTTTGAGGATTACCTATCCAATCTGTATCACGGCTTAACCAACATCTGTCAACACGTGTTAGCGAAGCCTGCGCCATAACCTTTCGGAGGCGAGTCATACCATCTTTGTAATCGTCCTCCCAGACTTCCTTCACGCCCTCGTATGTCTCATCCTTTAGTATTTCAAACTGATCCGGGTCTTTCTTGCTGTATATATCTCGTATTCCCCGTCTAACAGCTTCAGCGGCGAAGTAGTAACCGCGTTGTTCACTAAAGTGCTTCTGATAGTCCGCATACTGCGATAATAAAGATAGGTCAAAATTTTCAATATGCGCAAGTTCTCCATAAACGGCAGCTAATGCCATCGCATATTTTCGTTCTTCCATTATTACGTCATCTGGTATCTCAAGCGGCTCCAGTGGGTGTTTTTTGTATTCTTCCAACTCCTGTGAGCTTGACGATATCGCGTCCGGTGATAGGACGTTATCTCGCGTTAGCGAATATAGGTATACATTTGCCAAGAATTCGGCAAGTGTATTTTTTTGTCCCAACAGCATAAGCTCCGATTTTTTGCTATCAGAAATTAATTTGTCAGACTTGATTACGCCCCTAAGATGAAAAATGATTTCATCTTCCATGCCGGGTAGAAACCGACTTATTACTGATTTTTTGAAGTAGTCAACGATGGTGCTTTTCACTTCCGGATTCTGTGAAGCGCTTCGAATTATTCTAAGCGGGTTGCCGCCTTTTTCGCGGTTAATGATTTTACTTGCAGTCCCCTTTGACACTGTGACAACAGAGCCATTGTTGTTTTCCAGTCCTGATGGTAAAGCGACAGCATCGTACAGCAGTTCAATCAGATCTGGATCGGCAACAGCATCTCGAAAGGCATTCTTTATTTCGATAAGCACTGTGGCAAAAACAAGTTCGCTCAAGAAAAGCACCTCCAGAATGGAAACTTCGCGGTAATTTCATAAGAACTTCGTGGGAACGACTTTCACAGACGCCTGCGGTAGAATTATGGTGTCGGGTAGGAAAACGCCTTGAAGTAATACTTGTGTTATATTATACCACGCCTCGGACAAAGAGTAAATATAATATTTGTGAAAGCAAATATATCTTTTGCTTTTTTACCTACCCGAAATAGCCGTTGGCTACACACAACAGCATAATCGCAAAGAACAATTTGCAGCCTAACCATCGGAGGAAAGGATGCAAGCCGAAACGGAGACACCGTTTGGTTTGTATGCTTCCCTCCATTTTTTTGCATACGCCACAGACCTCCGTTTCGAGAAATCGATTCGGAGGTTTTTATGAAACTACACAAAACGCCGCAAAAAGAACGCAGCACCTACAGCTACCAGTTCTTTGATGCCGATGGCAAACCCGAGCCGCGCATCACCATCCATCCTGGTGCGGATGACGTCACCGAGGTGGATATTAAGCAGCAACATGCTTTTGACGATTCGGAAGTCTATTTCAACATCAAGGCTCTTCGTCCAGAAGAGGACGAACAGCAGAAGGCTGAAAAAGCCGTATGGCGGGAGCGGTACATAACGGACTTCACTGCCAAGTACGGGTACAAACCCCATGAGCAGGATATCGCTGATGCCGCAAATGAAGAATTCCCGAAGTACTGGATTGCCTCATTGGACGAGATGCAGGAAGGCGACGAAGATCATGACGGTTACATGGACAAGAGTTCCATACTTGCCAGTCTCTGCACAAGTGACGATCCCGAAGAGTCGCCGCTGGTGGAACGACTGCGGGAATTGATCGCCGGACTGCCGAGCAAGGAACAGACCGTCTACCGCCGCGTTCTCATCTGCGGTGAGAAGCAAAAAACCGTTGCTGAAGATATCGGGCTGTCGCCTATGCGTGTCTCGCAGATTGTGCAGAAGATTCAGCGCCTCATTGCAGGCGACAAAATTCTTCAAAGTTTTTTTCGCTGACGCTTTATTTTCCACTCTTTTTCTTTGACGGAAGACTTGCAAGGGAGAAACCCTTGCAGGAAGGAGCGATGAATTATGAATCTCAAACATCGCATCAAAGTCAACGTGCTCGATCCATGCAAGACCAAGAGCACCATCCTGACCGGTGGCGACCACAACTTCCGTAGCCGTCTGCTCACAAAGCTGCTCGGCGGCAAGGTCGGCGTTTTGGTGCTCGTGCCAGAGGGCGGCGCAGTGAGCTCCGTGGAAATCCACGAAGACCCAAACGGAGGTGATGCAAATGAAGCTGTATGAGGTAGATCAGGCAATCCAGTCTCTGCTTTCGCAGTTGGAGCCTGACCCGGAAACCGGCGAAATTCCTATGGAAGCAGACGTCATTCTCACGGAGCTCAACGGTCTGCAGATGGAGCGGTCACGGATTCTGGAGTATTTGGCAAAGCTGGTGCTCAACACCCGTGCGGAGGCTTCTTCTCTCAAGGACGAGGAGGCACGGCTTCGGGAACGGCGTCGGTCACTGGAGCGGAAGGACGAGCGCCTTATGACAATTCTCGACCGCGAGTGCGACGGCATCAAGACGGATTGTGGCGTAGCTACGGTCTCCTACCGGCGAACTGAGAAGGTGGACGTGTCCAACAGCGCCGCTGCCGTTGGGTGGCTCAGTGAGAATAAGCACACCGATTGCTTCCGTGTTCCGGAGCCTGAGGTCAATAAAACCGAGGTCAAAAAGCTGCTGAAAAGCGGCGATATGATTCCCGGAATCACGCTGGTGCAGGACGTGTCCTGTAGCCTGAGATAAGGAGGCCAATATGCTGAACATTTCAACTGGGGTCATTCCCAGAGCACAAAAGGTCGTGATCTACGGCTCGGAAGGCGTCGGCAAGACCACGCTGGCGGCGAGCTTTCCGAATCCGCTGATCATCGACACCGAGGGCGGTACCGCTCACATGGATGTACGCCGCGTAGACAAGCCGCAAAGCTGGGACGAGCTAATCGCCATTGTCGGCGAGGTTGCCGCGACGAAGGGCATTTGTAAGACGCTGGTCATTGATACTGCTGACTGGGCGGAGCAGCTCGCTGTCGCCCATGTGTGCGCCAAGTACAAGCAGAACAGCATCGAATCCTTCGGCTACGGCAAGGGCTACACCTATTTATCTGAGGAGTTCTCACGATTGTTCTCCGCTCTCGATAAGGTGGTAGCCGCTGGGATACATGTGGTTGTGACCGCTCACGCCAAGATGCGGAAATTCGAGCTGCCGGACGAGATGGGTGCATACGACCGCTGGGAGATGAAGCTCTCGAAGCAAGTTGCTCCGCTGCTCAAGGAATGGTGTGACATCCTGCTGTTTCTCAATTATCAGACTTTCATTGTCACCACCGAGAGCAAGAGTCAAAAGGCGCAGGGCGGCAAACGCGTCATGTACACCAGCCACCACCCCTGCTGGGATGCGAAAAACCGCCACAGCCTGCCAGATGTGCTGGATTTGGATTACAAAAACATCTCATCGTTGTTTGAACAAAGCGCAACACCCGCACTCACGCCACTGGACACGCTGAAAGCAAAGATGGCGGAGGCAAACATCACCGAATTGACGCTTCTGCAATTCGTTACCTCGAAGGGTTATCAGGAAGACGCCGCTACCGTTGCGGACTACCCGGATAGCTTCATCAACGGCTGGGTGCTGAAATACTGGAGTCAGATCGTCACGGCGCTCACTGCGGACGCCATAAACAATAAAAACAACGGAGGAATTGGAAATGAATAACAATACAGATATGATCATGGACTGGGGCGACATCATCGAATCCGATGGTCAGGAGTTTGTCATCCTCGAAGAGGGCGATTACAACTTCACTGTCACCGATTTTGAGCGCGGTCGCTTTCCCGGCTCGGCAAAAATCCCTGCCTGCAACAAGGCGGCGCTCACGCTTCAGGTAAAGACTGCGGACGGCAAGATTGCGACCGTCAAGTTTGACCTCATCCTGTACCGCTCCCTCGAATGGCGCATCAGTTCCTTCTTCCGCTGTATCGGGCAGAAAAAGCATGACGAGCGGCTGGTTATGGACTGGACGAAGGTGGTCGGCGCAAGAGGCCGCGCCCGCTTCAAGCCCCGCTCCTATACAAACCGCGATGGTGAAGAGCGTCAGGTCAACGATGTGGACAAGTTTTACGACTGGGATGAGAAGTTCTTCCCGGTAAATGAGGAGTGGACGGAGCTCAGTGACACTGACGACCTCCCGTTCAATTAAGGAGGGCGCAATCAATGATGTCTCTCAGACCTTATCAGGCTGAGGCGAGGGACGCGATTATCCGTGAATGGTCGGAGGGCAAGCAGAAAACGCTACTTGTCCTGCCGACCGGCACGGGTAAGACGATTGTTTTCGCTTCAGTCGTACAAAACCAAGTCAAAAATGGTGGCCGTGCGCTCATTATGGCGCATCGCGGCGAGCTGCTCGACCAGGCGGCAGATAAGCTGCAAGATGCCTGTGGACTCCCGTCAGTACTGGAAAAAGCTGAAAGCAGTAGCTTGGGCAGCAAGGTTCCAGTCACAGTCGGCTCCGTACAGTCGCTTGCGCAGCCGAAACGTCTCGCTCAGTTCCCGCAGGACTACTTCACAGATATCGTCATCGACGAAGCGCATCACTGCTTGTCTGACAGCTATCAGCGGGTGCTGGAGCATTTTCCGGCGGCGCATATCCTTGGCGTTACCGCGACACCTGACCGGGGCGATCAACGTAATCTGGGGCAGTATTTCGATTCAAAAGCCTACGAGTATTCCATGACGAAGGCGATCCGCGAGGGTTTTCTCTGCCCAATTAAAGCGCAGATGATTCCTCTGGAACTCAATATCCGTGACGTCGGCATGAGCAATGGCGACTACGCCGTGGGCGAAATTGGTACAGCGCTTGACCCGTATCTTGAACAGATCGCCGTGGAGATGACCCATTACTGTCATGGACGTAAAACGGTGGTGTTCCTGCCGCTCATTAAAACCTCGCAGAAGTTCTGTGACCTGCTAAACAGAAGCGGGCTTCGGGCAGCCGAGGTGAATGGCAATAGCGACGACCGCGCACAGGTGCTTCAGGACTTCGAAGCCGGTCGGTATGACGTGCTCTGTAACTCCATGCTACTTACCGAGGGCTGGGATTGTCCCACCGTAGACTGCATCGTGATTCTCAGGCCGACAAAGATACGAAGCCTGTACCAGCAGATGGTCGGGCGCGGGATGCGGCTCTCAGAAGGCAAAGACCACCTGCTCCTCTTGGATTTTCTGTGGCTCTCGTCAAGGCATGACCTGTGTCGCCCGTCTGCCCTCGTCAGCAAGGATGCTGCTATCGCGGAAAAGATGGATGCGCAGCTCATGAAGGACGACGACGTTTACGACCTGATCGAAGCGGAGGAACAGGCTGAGCGGGATATTCTCGCAGGACGTGAGGAAGCACTGGCGCGTGAGCTGGCAGAAATGCGCCGCCGTAAGCGCAAGCTCGTAGACCCGCTCCAGTATGCGATGTCCATTGCCGCAGAAGACCTCGTCGGGTATGTCCCGACCTTCGCATGGGAGATGGCTCCCGCTTCCACAAAGCAGTTGGAGTTTCTGGAGAAGCGTGGCATATTCACCGAGTCCGTAAAGAACATGGGCATGGCGTCTATGATTATCGACCGCCTCAAACGGCGACAGGATGAAGGACTGTCAACGCCCAAGCAGATACGCTGCCTTGAAAAGTACGGATTCCTGCACGTCGGCACATGGCAGTTCGATCAGGCGAATAGCATGATCGCTCGGATACAGTCAAACTCGTGGCGCTTGCCGTATGGCTTCAACGCCGCAGCATACAGACCATAAGGAGTTATGAAAATGATTGACGATAAAAACAATATTTTAACGGCACTCGGAAAACTGAGTCCCGCCGACCTTACCTATCAGGAGTGGATCAATGTCGGCATGGGACTTCAGAGCGAGGGCTTTGACTGCAGTATATGGGATACATGGAGTCAAAACGATTCCCGATATAAAAAGGGCGAATGTGAGCGCAAATGGCGCAGCTTTCGCGGCAGCGCCACACCCATCACCGGCGGTACTATATGTCAGATGGCGATGGAGCGCGGTTGGGAGCCTCGCGGAAACATGGTCATGGAGTGGGACGATGAGATTCAATACGACGGCGACGACTTCACGCAATACACCGCGCCGCCAGAATGGAATCCTGTCAGCGATTTTCGTACTTATCTGGAGACGCTGTTTGAGCCAGAAGACCGCGTCGGTTACGTCACAGGCGACGTCTGGCAGGACGCCGATAAGAAGTGGTTTCCCTCAAAGGGCGTGTATGACCGCACTGTCGGTGAGCTGCTCGCCTCGCTCGATAAGCATCCGGACGATCTCGGCGCTACCATCGGCGATTGGAAGACTGAAGCCGGTGCGTGGATTCGCTTTAATCCCGTGGACGGTGAAGGCGTCCGCAATGACAACATCACAAAGTTCAGATATGCGCTGGTTGAGTCAGACACCATGTCGATTGCCGACCAAGACGCCATCATCCGCAAGCTGGAGCTACCTGTGGTCTGCCTTGTTCACAGCGGCGGTAAGAGCCTTCACGCCATCGTCCGCGTCGATGCCGAAAACTATGAGGAATACCGCAAGCGCGTGGAGTTCCTGTACGACTTTCTCGAAAAGAACGGCGTCGCCATAGACAAACAGAATCGAAATCCCTCTCGGCTGTCGAGGCTTCCCGGCGCTACACGTAACGGCAACAGGCAGTATCTCGTGGCGACAAACATCGGGCGCAAGTCGTGGGTGGACTGGATGGATTTTGTGGAGGGTGTTTCGGATGAGCTCCCGGACTTAGTCATGCTCAGCGACATCGAAAAAGACCCGCCCCAGCCGCCGGAAGAGTTGATTACGGGTATTCTGCGCCGTGGGCACAAGATGCTCATCTCCGGCTCCTCTAAAGCAGGCAAGTCATTTCTCTTGATGGAGCTCTGCATCGCTCTCGCAGAAGGGACACCGTGGCTGGGTTTTTCTTGTAAAAAATCGCGGGTGTTGTATGTCAACCTCGAAATCGACCCGGCGTCCTGCTATCAGCGTTTCCTCAAAATCTATGATGCGCTGAAACTGCCGAAGAAGCACTCGAAGGACATCGCAATATGGAATCTTCGCGGCAATGCCGTGCCGTTGGACAAGCTGGTGCCGAAGCTCATCCGCCGTGTGCGTGACCAGCACTTCGATGCCATCATCATCGACCCGATTTACAAGGTCATAACAGGCGATGAGAACAATGCCTCGGAGATGGCGGCGTTTTGTAATCAGTTCGATAAAATCTGCGCAGAGACCGGCTGTGCGACAATTTACTGTCATCACCACAGCAAGGGAGCGCAGGGCGCGAAACGGGCGATGGACAGAGCCTCCGGCAGCGGTGTGTTTGCCCGTGACCCGGATGCCCAGCTTGATATGATTCAGCTCGATTTGAACGACGACCTCAGAAATTATGTTCAGGACGGCAATGCGACTGCATGGAGGCTGGAAAGCAGCCTGCGTGAGTTCGAGAATATTACGCCCGTCAACTTCTGGTTTGAGTACCCGATTCACCGCATAGATGCGGCTGGTAATTTGAGCACAGCTCCTACGGAAGGCAGTGCCCTTGCCAATCTTGCGAAAAGCGGCAAGCGCACCTCCGAGGATGACAGGCGCAAGGCTCTGGACAGTGCCTATGATATTTGTTCTGCCGGTGGTGTCGTGAGAGTGGCTGACATTATCGAATATACGGGACTTGCCAAAGGCACCGTCTATACCTACCTGAAACAGTGCAGCGACGCATACGATTTTAGTCATGGAATCGTGACCCGCAAGCCGGAATCCGACGAGTAAGTACAATAGGCGTTTTACCTTAAAGACGAACTGTTCGTGCAATAGGTCAAGCCGCCCTATCGGACAGTTCGTTCAAAAGGGCTTATATAGGGAGATAGAAGACGAACGGACAGTCACTCGCGTAAGAAAGGGCGCTAACGCCCGCCCTTTCATTACTGACGTGGCTGTGACCCCACCTTTTGAACAAGGAGATAAACAGATGAACTTTTTTATAGCAATGAATCCGCCAACAGCAACAGCGCAGATGAAACAGGTGCGAATCGTAAACGGCAAGCCGCTGTTTTACGACCCGGCATCTGTGAAGGCCGCTCGAAAGCTGCTGACCGGGCATTTGATACTTAATCGCCCAGAGGCACCGATGGAAGGTGCGGTCGCGCTCTCCGCATTATGGCTCTTTCCCAAAGGCGGCAGTCATAAGCACGGTGAGTGGCGCGTGACCAAGCCCGACACCGATAACCTGCAGAAGCTCCTGAAGGACTGCATGACGAAATGCGGATTCTGGAAGGATGACGCACAGGTCGTCCGCGAGACTGTGGAAAAACGCTGGTCGGACGAGCCTTGCGGTATTTACATCGAGATTGAAGAATTGGAGGTCAATCATGTTTAAGAACAGTGAAGGCTATAGCGACCCGACTGCCGGTGCCGCCATGAGCCAGATTATGAAAGAATACAAGCAAAACCAGCGTGATGTTTGGCGGCGTCAGAGCGAGATGAAGAGCAGGCCGAAAGCCTATGTCGTTTCAAAATATGCAGGTGACACAGCGGGCAATACGGCGAAGGCCATAGAATACTGCCGGTTTGTCATCCAGAATAATCGCATCCCCGTGGCAAGCCACCTGATATACCCTGCCATTTTGAATGATACCATTGCTGCGGAGCGTGAGCTCGGTACAATGTTTGGGCTGGCGCTGCTGGCTTTGTGCGATGAGGTTTGGGTGTTTGGGAAGGGGACGTCGCCGGGCATGGCGGCAGAAATTGCCGAAGAAAAGCGCCTGAACAAGCCTATGCGTTACTACTCTGAGGAGGTGCTCTATGAACGCTAAAGAATATCTCGGACAGGCATATCGCCTTGACCAACGAATCGCAAGCAAGCTGGATCAGGTGGCCTCGTTAAATGATCTGGCGGCAAAATGCACCTCGACGCTTACGGGCATGCCTCACAGCCCCAATCGCGGCACTTCGACGATGGCGGATGCGGTTGCAAAAATCTTAGATCTGCAAGCGGAGATCAACCGTGACATTGACGATCTGGTGGATTTGAAACGTGACATTGTGACGCTGCTTAAGCGAGTGGATAACACGGAGTACCAAACGATCCTCGAAAAGCGGTACCTCTGCTTCATGACTTGGGAGCAGATTGCGGTTGATCTCAATTACAGCATCCACCATCTTTACAAACTCCATAATGCTGCGCTGGATATTTGTGACCGGCTCATGGAACGTGATACCTAAAGACATAGATTGATACCTGCATCCTGTGGTATCATTATAATTGCCAGAGAAGAATGGTTGAGAGCCTTGTGGGAGCACAATCCCGCAGGGCTTTCTTTATACCCGAAAGGAGGCAGTCATGCCGCATAAGCCCAAACGCCCCTGCCGCTGGCCCGGCTGCAGTGAGTTGTCGGATGGTCCCTACTGCCCGGAACACCAGAAGCAAATGGACGCGCACTATAACCGCTATCAACGCGACCCTGAGTCCCGTCACCGTTACGGCCGTGCATGGAGACAAATCCGTGACCGCCATCTCAAGCAGCATCCGCTTTGTGAGATGTGCCTCAAAGCCGGTAGGTATACCACGGCCCAGGAGGTCCACCACATCGTACCCCTCTCGCGAGGTGGTACACACGACCCATCGAACCTGATGAGCTTGTGCAAACCCTGTCACTCCCGCATCACGGTAGAGGACGGGGACAGATGGCCTAAAAAGGAGTGACCTCTGGAACAGAACGGTATTTTCATCTCTACACCCGGTAGGGGCGGGTTAAATCCCCACAGTTTTACATATATGGAAGCGGCGTGGGGTCATCTTCGCTAAAACGCAGAATCAAACGGGGTATTGACCCCGCCGAGGAAGGAGGAGTTGCCGCATGGCCAAAGACGGTACAAACCGTGGCGGCCTCAGAGCCGGTGCTGGGGCAAAACGGAAGCCGTTAGCAGATAAAATTGCGGATGGCAATCCGGGAAAGCACCCGCTCACCGTTATGGAATTCAAAAATGCTCCGGACCTGCGCGGTCAGGATATGCCGGAACCAAAAGAAATGCTCTCGGCGGTACAAAAGGACGGCAAAGCGCTGCCCGCCGCCAACATCTACAAATCCGTCTGGCAGTGGCTCCCCGGGCGTGGGTGTGCCCACCTTGTTCCTCCGGATACCATCGAGCGGTACGCCATGAGCGCGGCCCGCTGGATTCAGTGTGAGGAGGCCATCACGGAATACGGTTTTCTCGCCAAGCATCCAACCACCGGCAATGCCATCGCCTCGCCCTATGTCACGATAGCAAACAGCTTCAAGTGCCAGACCCGTGCGGACTGGGCTGAGATTTTTCAGATCGTAAAAGAAAACTGCGCTGCCGGTTACAGCGGCGATAATCCACAGGACGACCTGATGGAGCGCCTGCTCACGGCGCGGAAAGGAAAATAATCCATGGCGAATACAGAACGCTTTGAAAAAGTGGATATTGATAAGCTGGTACCCTACGCCCGAAATGCCAGGACCCACAGTAAGGAGCAGATCGCGCAGCTTCGGTCCAGCCTCCGGGAGTTCGGCTTTGTCTCTCCTGTGATCATCGATAGCGACTACAATATCATCGCTGGGCACGGCCGTGTGGCCGCCGCCAAGGAGGAAGGCTACAAAACGGTTCCCTGTGTCTTTGCGGAAAATCTGACCGAAGCACAGAAACGCGCTTACATCCTCGCGGATAACCGCCTCGCCATGAACGCAGGCTGGGACGAAGAAATGCTGGCGGTCGAGTTGTCTGACCTGCAGGCCGATGCCTTTGACGTCTCTCTGCTCGGCTTCACCGACGCGGAACTAAACAAGCTCTCCGGCGCGGTGGAGAATGTGAAAGAGGACGATTTCGATGTCGATGAGGAACTGAAAAAGCCCGCCGTCACGAAGCTCGGCGACCTGTGGCTGCTCGGCAACCACCGACTTGTCTGCGGTGACAGCACCAAGGCGGACACCTTCACCCTGCTGATGGATGGGAAGCTCGCCAACCTCACAGTGACCGACCCGCCCTACAATGTGAATTACGAAGGCAGCGCCGGGAAAATCCAGAACGACAACATGGCAAACGACAAGTTCTATGAATTTCTGTTCGATGCCTTCACCAATACAGAAAAGGCAATGGCGCAGGACGCTTCCATCTATGTATTCCATGCCGACACCGAAGGGCTGAACTTTCGAAGGGCCTTCTCGGATGCCGGTTTTTATTTGTCCGGCACCTGCATCTGGAAGAAGCAGTCTTTGGTCCTCGGCCGCTCACCATATCAGTGGCAGCATGAGCCGATCCTGTTTGGCTGGAAGAAATCCGGAAAGCATGAATGGTACTCCGACCGGAAGCAGTCCACCATCTGGGAATTTGACAAACCCAAGAAAAACGCCGACCACCCGACCATGAAGCCGGTCGCCATGCTGGCCTATGCGATTCTCAACTCCAGCATGTCGAACTGCATTGTGCTCGATCCCTTCGGCGGCAGCGGCTCCACACTCATCGCCTGCGAGCAGACCGGCCGCGTCTGCGACATGATCGAGCTCGACGAAAAATACTGCGACGTCATTGTAAAACGGTATATCGAGCAGGCCGGAAACGCGGATAGTGTGTACCTCATCCGTGACGGCGAGAAGCAGGCTTATTCCGAGTTTGTCACAGAAGCCACCGCATCATAATCTACACAAAAAATCCGCCTACAGTTTGTCAGATAATCAGTTTGGTAAT